AATCTATTATTATTAACTGTGGGTTGAACCCAGTTGCTCTTAATTTTTCAATATGAGATGATAATGTTTTTGAAGATGCGAATTGTGGAGGATAATACTTAATACGAACTCTTCCTGGAACTGCTTTTATTTTTCTAATAATCTCTTCTTTCCTAGCTTTATGTTCGGATGTTTGTATTCCGGTTAAGATTGTAGTATATCGTTGTCCAACATAGTTTTCTGATAATTCTAAACTATAATGTAGAACATTCATACCTCTTCTCATTGCCTCACACGCTATCTTTGATAAAAACCAAGTCTTACCAATTCCAGATGGAGCCATAACTACCCCCAATTCACCGGGGCCTAATCCACCATCCATTAGTTCATCCACTACATCCCAACCGGTTGATACGGAGTTTCTTTTAACATCCTCCATTATCGATTCAAAGTTTTCAATATAGTCTAATCCCAAATCGGATTCAACTCCAACTTTGGATGCAGCGTTCATTAAATCAACTATTTTATCATATTGACCTATTTTAAGTAAATCAACCGATTTAAGCAATGCCTCTTTAACTTTTTGATTTTTACAAAACGTTAAGTATTCTTTTTTTACATATTCTAAATCAGTCGAACCTACTTGCAAATAAACAGTTTTTAGTTGTTCTATTGCAGTTTGCTTTAATACTTTATCTTCAATTTCACCTATTTTAATTTTAAAAACTTCCATTGTAGGAACATTTCTATAATCATTAAAGTAATCTATGACAGAACGTACTATCCACCTATTTGCATCGGACTCAAAAAACTCTTCTTTGGTAATTTCCGATACCTGTTCTAAAAATTTGACATCTGTAATTAAGGAAGTAACAACTCGCGATTGATACGATTGCCCATATTTGACGAGTGTATCGGTTGCTTCCATTATGCTTCAGCTTTTTGTTTCTTTGATTGTTTTTTTGATTTAATCTCTGCTTGGTCGCTTTTTGATTTGCGAGTTGATTCCTTCCATTCAGATTTAGGAATATATTGCCAATTACCTTTGGTTACTTTTTCATCGGCTTCTAAATCTTTAACTCTTAATATTGTACCCAATTTTGTATTTGGGGTTTCTTTTATTGACTTAATACACTTCATTGGCATAATTTGTTTCCTCCGTGATTTTTTTATTTATTGTTTAATCATTAATATTTCTGATTCTCGCATTAATAGGTATTTTTTACCATTTAATTTAACCTCTGTACCTTGATGGTATGGTGGTATCATTACGATATCATTCACTGATACACTCATTGGTATCAAAGTACCACTTGCGGTGTATATTCCAGAGCCGATTGCAACCACTTTAGCGGTTTTAATATCTTCCGTTTTTGCACTATCTGGTATAATAATACCACTTGGAGTTTTTTGCTCTCCAGCATCCGTTTCAGATAATAATACCCTATCACCTAACGGTTTCACTAATACTTCTTCCATAACTGTTTTTATTAATTTAACTATTTAAAACTTTGCAATATAACCAAATGTAGATTGCATCCAATCCGTAACATTTGTAAACCCATCCAAAATACGATATTTTAATCCTACTTTTAAAAAGCCCTGTTTATCAAATTTTGGAGTAGATTCATCATATCTATCCATAATTTTCATACGTAGATTTCCACTAAATGATGGTTCGGATAACTGCATCAATTTACGATTTCTTTTTAAGATTTCCAAATTATTTTCAAATAAATCGTGTGCTTTTGATTTTTTTGGTAAAGTTGAAATGTACTCTAACATAGATTCAGTAGTATGTACCGTTTCTTCTACAAGTATTGGGAATGCTTTTAAAATAGTTTTTATACCCAATCCCGGTATACCTTCTACATTATCGGATTTATCACCATCAATCATTCTGAAATTAATGAAATTATGTGGATGAAATCCGTATTCCTCAATTACTTCTTTTATGGTATACATTTTCTTTTTTGATGGAGAATATACACTAACATCTTTGTTTATCAATTGTAAGAAATCTTTATCAGAACTCATAATTACTACTTTCTCGCCATCTTTTCGTAAAGTAGTTGCAATATATGCCATCGCATCATCGGCTTCTATCCCATCATATATCATAATTGTAACGGGTAGAGTTGAAAGTAAATCACCCAATGCGGACATCTGCCGTTTCATAGATTCACTCTCTTCTTCTGGATTCATTTCAACGGATGCGGCTCGATTCAATCTCATTTTGATTTTGTTCTTACCTCTTTCAGATTTGTATCCGGAGTAGATTTCTTTTCTACTTTGCGATCCAGCTTTTCCATCGAAAACTATTACAACGCGTGTTGGGTTGATGGTTCGGATGGCGTAGCCGATACTTTTTAAAGTACCAACTATTCCTCCAATGTGGTCACCATTATCATTAAGATTTGGTGCAGTTGACCAGGAACGAATGAAAGTATTAAGACCATCAATAACTAATGTTTTAGAGTTTCTGTGTAAATCTCCAAATTCATTGTGTTCCTTATCTATTTGTTTTAGTATATCTAAATACTTTTTATTAATCTGACTCATTTGTTTCGTCCGTTGTAACTTCAACTTCTTCCGAATTCGAATTGATTTTATATTGTAATATAGTTTCTTCGCATATCCTACGATAGATTTGGTCTTTTAATACTTCGTTTTGTAGCATCTTTGGAAAATCCTTAGATTGAAACTTCATAACTTCACCACTCTCTATATCAGTGTATTCATACCAAGCACCTGCCTGTTTAACAATTTTATTATCTTTCATAACTGCTAACCAACCTCCGTAGTTATCAATACCTCTATCAAAGAAGATATCAAAATCTGCACATCTTAGTGGCGGTCCCATTCTGTTTTTAATAACTTGCGTACGAACCTTAATACCAACAATTCTATCACCAACTTTCAATTGCCCCATATTCTTCAATCTCAATCTAACTGAACTATGGAATGCCAATGCTTTACCACCTGATGTTGTCCAGGGGTCACCAAACATTGCGTTCATTTTCTGTCTTAATTGGTTTGTAAATATAAGTGCGATAGATTGTCTACCAATCATATTGGTAATCTTTCTCATTGCTTTTGAAATGATAATAGCTTTACCTGTTGCAAATCCATCTTTATCATAATCGGCTTCCAATTCCAATTTAGTTGATGCAGCTGCCACCGAATCTACTACAATTGTTACTAATCGGTCTTTATCACCTTTTCTAACCTGCTCAATAATTGTTTCACACGCTTCAAAAATACCTTCAACGGTATCAACTGAAACATAAAGTAGTTTTGAAATATCTACTCCGATTGCTTCTAAAAATTCCCTACTTACTGCGGTTTCTGTATCAATTAGTACTGCAACACCACCCTTCTTTTGGGTTTCTGCTAAAAGATGGGCAGAGAGCAGAGATTTTCCACTCTGCTCTAAACCCGTAATCTCTGCAATTCTACCAACTGGCAAACCCCCATAAGGTCTATTAGAGATTGCCACATCCAACATTGCATTACCGGTCGATAACCAATCTTTTACATTTGTTGGTGCATCCCCTCCCTCATCTGTTAGGAAATACGCAATCTTACCATCCTTATTTTGTTTATTTAATGATTCAGCAAGAACACTTGCCAAATCATCTTCTCTTTTTGCCATCGTAACTGCTTTAATTAATTGTTAAATAAATCATCGAATGCCGATGCTACATCATCTTTTGGTGCAGATGTTTTAGGTGCGTCATCTTCCCACGGTAAATCATCTTTTAATTCCGTTGTAGGAGTTGTCGCCGCATACTGTGGGGTTGTAACCGATGTTGTAGATACAGGTTGTGTTGGAGTTTTAGTTGCCGCTAATTCAGCTACAACTGATTCCTCATCCGGTGCCCCTGCTGATGGATTTAACCAATTTTCTAAAATACCTTTTAATTCTGCGTAAGATAATTCCTGATATAATTCAGTAATTTCTTTTTGTCCTTCCAATAGTTGTTGAACGGTTGTCGCATCTTCGTGCAGTTTAGAAACGGCGGGTTTTACTCTAATTGTTGTTGTTGGATATGATGTACCAGACTCTTCCGCTGCGGTAACTTCTAATACAATATCTCTACCACTGATTGGATCAGTAACATCCCCATAATCAGGATCGGCTATGTAACCCAAAATATCCTGATAAACTGTTTTACCAAATCCCCAAAATTTAACACCCTCATTTTCTTTACCTCTAACAACGATTGGTGCGAATGTTCTTAATTTTGGCTCCATTTTCTTACCTGCTTTCCAATCATCAGTATCGCCTGTACGTTTAAGTTTGTCTGCAAACTCTACGATTGGGTCAGGTCTTCCAAATGAAATTGGTGACAAGTACGTTTTGTTGTTAATGTTGTAGTGAAAATACAATTCAATAAAAGGATTATCTTTATTAAATTTGTAGGGTACTAAACGGATTTGAGATTTACCGTTTGCTGGCTTCCAAATTGAGTCAGACTTTTTTGTGTTGTTTTGTAAAGAGCTAAATCTCTTTAATGCTAATGAAATGTCCATTAATTTTAAGTTTTAAATGTTAATAAATTGTTTTTAAGTTTTAAGGTTATATTGCAATATTCCTACTAATAAATATAACCTTTTTGCTTTTGTTATATCAAATATACGTTATTTATTTGATATTAACAAATTTATTTTGCCCACTTGCCTCTTTGTACTATTTGAGCAATTATGCCATATACGGAGATATCTTCGTATGTGTCCTGTATTGATTCACCTACTTCATCAGGTTGACCTAATACTACCAATTGTTTCAATCGTTGTACTTTATCATTAAGTCTGAACCATAATCCAGTTAGGGATAACTTAACATCATCTTTACTTTCTAATGAAGTTCCTACTGAAATGTTCCCAGGTCCGTAGTTTCTTTGTTTTTTACAAAAGGTGACATACATTTCATCTAAAATGTTTTTGAATTCTTCGCACGTTTGTGGGTAGGTTTCTTCGCAATATTCAATTGCGGTTTGTTCTTTCTGTTCTTTCATAACTGTTTATTTGGTTTTTCACTTTGTTTTTTTAATTTATTTTTCAATTTTACACATAAGGCACACATTTCATATTCTTCATATTTTAGTAAAGTTTGTAGGTTTTGCTCTATTAAATTTTCAAATTGAGAACTTTCGATAGATAGGGTTATGTAGAATGCGTGTTTTAATACAATTTCTGCAAAATCAACAACCGGTTTTTTGTATTTGATACCATAATCTATACCATAGATAATTGCTTTTGATATTTCTATTTCGTTTTTTTCGAATATATCAACGTCTTTATCGGTATGTAATTGAATTGGAGTAAATTTGTATTTTGGCATAAACCAAATATACGAATAATATTTTGAAATTACAAATTTTGAGTATTAATAGTTTTGAACACCTTTGTAGATATCATTCTGTATCCAGTATTTGAAGTAGTTAGTATACAATTGGTAAAATCATCCCAATCTATTTGAAATGAAGTATCAATTTGACCGCCTGTTTTTGATTTAATAACTTCGTTTAAGGCGTTTATAGTGTATATAGTGTTGGATTGTTTTTTTCTATGAACAAGTATAGTTTTCCATTCAGAATCAATTGGTGCAGAACCTTTTTCTACATTAAAAGTTATATACAATTCGTCATCATTTATCTTGCTCTGCAAAACAAAGATATTGTTATTCTGTAATATATAGTTTTTTAGTATAAAATCTAAAGAATTATCTATTTGACCTTTTGTTGTAAACAGACACAATAGTTGTGTATTCATTTTAATATAGCTTATTTAATATAATCTTAAATAAGTATAAAATTTTAATTCAAAGGTGTTTTTTTGAATACTATTTTTTAGGTGCATTATGGAATCTACCCGCTCCAGCGTTTCCACTCCTGCCACCATCTCCCCATGTCCCAACATTAAATTCAGATTTAATATAGGCTAAAATATTAACACCATCCGATGAATCTATTTTAATATCTTTATTTTTAACTAATTGAGTACCACCCCTATCATCTGATTGTGATAATATACTATCATTACTAAAATCCTGAATATCTACGTTTGTATTATATACATCGTGTGCCAATTTATTGTATAAATAATAACTTTCCAATCTCATACGAATTTTTTTCATAGTTTCTGCCGAAGCATCTATGTTCTTTTTAGTTCTTTGAAGTTCTATTTGAGCAAGTGCTTTACCAACAGATACCCATCCTCTGTTTGGTTCTGTAAGAGCATCTTCTATGGTAGTGATATAATCGCCACTTACTCCCAATTCTCTAACAGTATCTATTAGATTACTGCGATATTTGGTTTGGTATTCAGTATGCGATTCAATTGGTTCATCCAATTTCATACGGTATATATCATCGTGCGATTTGGATAATTCTATAATAGATGTCTTTTTAGTACCGTCTTTATCATTTTTATAAGTAGATTTTTCGGCTTTAGATGTTAAGGCACTAGGTGCTCCTACTCCTTTTTTAACACTCCTCCCATCCAATGTTACAATCCTCCTCTCACCTACACCATTTGTATTAATAGTAAGTACATCAACCGTTTGCAATGTTGTACTTTCCGGTAATAAAGCACATGCGCCATTTTCAGTACCATTACCACCGCCATGCATAGCTACAATAGCCGCGTATACTTCTGCATAGTTTGCCCAAGATTCTCTTAATGATGGCTCTCCTTCATCATTTGCAATTGAAGACATTACTGCGTTTAAATCTTTAAACCATTCTTGTGGGGATTCGTTTGGATTTCTTTCTGCAAAGGTATCAATTGAATCTATAATATTTGTAACCCGTTCCTCATTAGTACCACTTTTGTTAGCTAATTCTCTCAATCTAGTTGCCATCCCAGTTAATGCACCTCTGATAACAATAACTCTATTTTCAGGAGTATCAGGTGTTACACCCTCATCCATATCAATAAATTTCAAATCACGCTTTTCAATTGCTCTGGAATAATCATCCATATTACGATTATTTCTCTCTCTTAATTTTAATTCTGTTTCTGATATATTAGGGTCATTTAAATCTAATCGTGTAAGTTTAGTATCACCAAAGTTTATTGAAGTTACTATATCGTTTTCATTCTTAACAACCGATGTCCATTCGTTTCCATCTTTACCCATAATTAACTTAACCTTACCATCTTCACCAGTAAATGTTTGGTTTGCAGTTGTTAGTTTTGTACCAAACGTAGATGCGGACATTTGTGATAACCCAGCCTTTTCGGTAAATTTTCTAAATGCAGCAAGCGTAGGTGTGCCACCACTTCTACTACCGATTTCAATCTTAGCCCTTTTATTTCCTTTAAAATTATTAGGTTCTTTTGCAATATAAAATTTGGCAGAATTTGGATTGTTTACGGTTGGTTCTGCAATTCTAATAAATTGGTATAAGAACGCCTTTTCATCATCACCCAATGATTCACCATTAAACATTTTATCAATTAATGATTTTGTTTTTTTATGAGAATCCGCGTTTGGATTATTTGGTGCATTTGCAAATTTATCTAACTGATTAAGTATTGCGTTTGCCCCTGCTTTTACCGAATCTTTCCCCTTTATAGTATTGGATGTATCTGGTATTCCATCTAAAAATGAATCCAAACTTAAAGTCTCACCAGCATCGGTATCCTTTTCAGTTGGTTTGTCAAAAATATTTGGTGTAGGTTCTGGTTTTATTTCCCCATCACCCTTTGCCTTATCTATTTCAGCCGGTGTTGGTTTTACGTGCGTATCCGGATTAAAAGTTTTAACCGTATATATATTTCCTGTTTTTTTGTTTTTTACAATATCATCCTCTTTTAATAAAGTGAACCATTGAGTTGCTTTTTGAGCAAGTGTAGTTGGTGATGATATATTATGTTCTTTCAGTATCTCAATCAGTTCATTTACCTGATGTGGTTTAGTAAGATCAATTATACCCTCCGGAATTCTATAACTTAATTCTGATAATATTTCTTCAAAATTTGGAATCATTTGTTTTTATTATTTAGGTAACACTGACGATAGTTTAGTCGATGGTTGCGCATCAAATACGGATTGAATCATATCAGCTTGTTTATGAAATCCATTCATTCTTAAAGTGAATGCAATACCATCTGCTGCATCTGTTCCATTCCAACCCGATTTTTGCGATACACTAGTACCATAATCACGAGTATTATCATCAGAATCCCAATATTCTGAACTATCTACTCCATTTGTTCTTATATCCGTCATTTTTTCTTTATACTTTGGGTCATCCATTGATGGATAATTTACCTTTTTAGCCCATTCAGGCTTTCCCTCAATCTTTGATATCAATTCCCTTGCTTCATCGTGAAAATTAGCATCAGTTAGAGCTTCAACTGCGGCTTTTAACATTGTTTTTGGATATTCTTCTTTACCTAATTTTTCTGGAGTAATACCAAATTTTTCTGCATTTTTCTTAGCATCTTTATTTACTGATGGATTGCCTTTTCTAGCTTCTTTTGGTTTAGAAGTGGGTTCATTTTGTGGTTCTGATTTACTTCCACCACTTTGGGAATACTTTGCGATTATATCTTTAGCGTATTTGTTACCAGGATTACCACTAATTGCGGTCATTAAATCCATTGGTTTTAACTTTTTAGATTTTAAATCTTTTGAAATAGAAGCCAAATTTACACCATTTGTATCTGCCCAACCTGCCACTGCAGTTGTTCTTATACCAGTCCTAGCTGCGATTGCATTAACTGTATCCATACCATCAGGTTTAGCAGATGCTCCACCTGCTTTACCAAATACAGATGTACCTTTTACTTGCGATGCCGCACCTGCGGTAGTGTTTTTACCTGCAACTTTCACTTTCGTATCAGGTCTTAATTTATGAGCCTTACTGTATGTATCAAATGCTTTCTGTGTAGAAAATTCGATTTCTTTAATTAAATCTTTCAGTTTTATCATAATATTATCCTATATAGCAGTTTAATTCGTATTTGTTTCTCATACCATATACTTGGATTTGTAGCATTTTTCGTTGAACCTTACCATCTTTAGATAATTCAATACTAAATCTATTAGTCTTACCTTCCGATGGTTTACGCGGTCCTAATCCTATTTTTGTGAATGAATCATCATCGTTAATAGTATATCCTTGTTTCTCTGCATACTCTTTAGCTGATTGAATTGCCGATGTATATGAATTGTGATATACATCATACTTTGCTTGAGCTTCATTTACTGATTCGTATTTAATCATATCGGGATTAAACTTGTCAAAATTCTTCTTTGCCCATTTTACGGCATCTTCGTATGAATTAAATTTAATCCTATCTTGCTTAAATCCCTTTTTCTTATTTAGAAAATCAATATAAACTTTATCTTCGTTTAGTGTAGTTTCGTTTACGGATGCACCTAATCTATCAATCATTCCACTTACAACTCTGTTAGTTATGTTATGGTTATTATCATTAAAAGCTTTTAAAATTGCGTGATATACATTTGTACCACCTTTAACATTTTTTTTCTCTATTTTTAGTTTTTTACCATTTTTTAATGTTACTAAAATATAGTGTGGGTTTACAAATTCATCCCAATCTTTGTAGAGGGGTGCCGCTTCGTTTACTGATTCTTTGAATTGATATTTTAATTCTCTCAAACCAGTTGCTAACTTCTTATTAGCATGCATTGATTCATCATTTTTTAATTCTAACCAACGATTTACTGGCCTTTGAATTTTCTTTCCCTCCGATAAACTCTCATCCATATGTTCTAAACCATATTTCATAATAGTTTTATCATCTAACATCTTACCATTAAGAGTAAACATACGTTTACCTTTGTAATAAACTGACCAATTACCTTGTGGGGTTGCATCGACAGTAATATTTTTTAAATCCTTTATACTTCTATCATTAACCTGAATAGCATCTAAGAATTTTTCTGCTTTAGGGTCTAATGCTTCGTTTACTGATTCTTTTAGTTTACTTACATAATCCGCTACAACATCATTAACTGTCTTTTGTATCAATTGTAAGTATTTTGGGTCATCTTCAGTTCTTACTCTTACTGCGGTCTTGCCTTCTGGTGTTAGTTTTAACGCTACTTTTCCATCGGCGTGTACTAATTTATAGTGTCTAACATGTAATGTATAGTTTTTAAGTTTTTCTGCTAATTTTAAACCAATCATTACATCTGCATGACCTAATTTTTGTTGCGGTAAACTAGATGCGGGGGTTGTACTAATAATATAATCCGGTGATTTGAATTTTACTTCGTTTAATAAATCTTTTAACTTTATCATTATTTTATTTTACTTAAATTTTTTAGTATTGAGTTTACTTCACTATTATCAAAATTATATTCAGATGTTATTTGTGACCTACTTATATTTTTCCATATAGGAGTTCCGTTTATAGTGATATCGGATAGTATATCGTTTTTACTTCTACATCCGTTATAATCACAATATTTTCCGTTATACAAAATACAAACATGAACCATAGCTTTTGTTTCCGGCTCTATTATAGCTATATACTTACCCCTATTTTCTAAATACTTATTTAGTGCATCAGCAAATGTATAACATCCTCCACTCATATACCAATCTGTCCAATTAGTATCCTTTCTATATTGTTCCAATGTATCATCTAAATCCGATACACTCATAACACTCTCGTTTAGTATATCTTTTAACTTTATCATTGTTGGTAATTGCGTGTTTATCCTGTATAAATATATATTTTTATTTAATTACTTTCAAATTATCATAATTAATTCCTTCATAAGAACGTATTGGAAACCCACCCCTTTCCATTCCAATTGGTAATTCACTTAACACCCAATCTCTCTCTTCGGGATGAGTATCTATAAGAAATGCATCATAGGTGTATAATATCAATTTTGACCGTTTCCCTACCAAAGTGTTTAGGATATCTTCAATCTTTAAGTAATTAATTTCAGTTTCTAATGCCTGTAATAGGTAATTAAATACTTTTTGTTCAGTCGGGTTTTCAATTTTTGAGTGGTGTATTTCTCTCTTATATAGAGGAGTCGTTAAACAACCCGAAATTACAAACTTTTGGTATATCTCACTAATATACACTTCTACCTTTTGAAAAAATGGTATCCCCCTCGCCAACTCATCTAAACCCCCATATAGATACCGAAATGTTAGCCCTTTGGCAGTTTCATAATCCGTACCGTAAAGGTTTGCGAGGTGTTGGTGGGCAGTTTCTCCTTTTGGAAATTCATAACCTATTAACCCCGCAATTAAACGAATGTGGTATGATTCATAATCAAATTGAATTAATGTACCTCCCTCAAAACGGGATATGATGGAGGAGCGGATACCATCGGATTTATTTAACGCAGACCAGTTTACATTTAAGTGGTGGTTGGATGGACGAGATGTAGTGGTGTATGGATTGTACTTTGTATACACCAAACCGTTGTGGATGTACTGCTGCGGGAAATTAAAACTATCAATAAATTTTGCTTCTTCGACCCGAACCCCCGCCCCTTCGATTCTTCCTAACTGTGTTATTGAATGTGAATACCTTCTATACCAACTTTTTATATCATCTATCAATGGTATAGTTTTTAATACACTGTACCATTTCATTAAAGGTATGCAATCATTCAATTCTGCGTAGTTTGTTCTGTACCCATTATAAACCTCTCTAAAGAACTCTTTAGGTGAAAAGGTAATTCCGTAGTGTTCGAAGTAGATATACTCGTAGTCGTATCCGTTAGTACCTATATAACGATTTCCCAATACTAATGTATTCTCATTACATAACTCACTGATATTAAAGGGTTTAACTCTATTTGCATCGATGTGTTGGAAATTTAAAATATATTCAGTATCTTTGGTACGTATGTATACAAAAGAAATAGGAAATCCCAATTCGTGTCCGATGTTAGAACTCCAAATTGGGATTACCAGCGTAGTATCAATTGGGTTAATTAATTTAACATCTTCTTCTTTCTCTATAATGAACATATAGTTCAAATATACAAAAAAAAATTGATATTACAAAATTATTCTCCCCAATGTTTTGTTTTTAATTCATAAATATTAATTACCTCTCTTTTCATTTGAGTACCTGGATTAAAATACGCTCCTTTTTTTAAATACCCACTCAAAAAGTTTCTTCTCATTCGTGTAGTATCTCTGTTTGGCTCTGATCCGTGTACTACGTGCGAATGTAATAATGCTACTTGTCCTTTTCTTAAATATCCTTCAATTTTTTTGAAATCATGTCCTTCTGGCATAACACAACTTTTACCTCTCTCACTTCTCCAATTACCGGTATTTGTTGCTTTACGTTCTTCATTATCTTCAATAGGTAATGTATTCAATCGGTGAGAACCTTCGTAATTCCACACTGCCCCATTTTCAGGGTCGTGATTATCTAATGCTAAGGCAGTGTTAATGATTTCATTATGTCCACATCCTGTATAAAATGCGTTTTGATGTTGGTCTCTTCCTAATTCACCTTTTGGTTTGTAATATGCCCACGTTTGCATACCAACTATGTCCGAATCCATTAGATATTCACACGCTTCAATCATTTTTGGATGTACGAATAGTTTTTCTAATTTTGCAGAGAGTTTATGCGGGTACATAAATGGTTCAAATTCTGTCCATTTTTCTGGTTCGTTTGCATTTCTTTCTAACCTCAATTTATTCAATTCTTCATTGATTTCATCAACTTCATCTTCTGTTAGTAATTCTAGTACAGTGAACCCCCTGTATCTCCAATCAAAGGTCATTTGTTGTCTTTCCTCAACGGATAAATGTTTGTATTCTTTCATAACTAATTTGTTTTATATATATATATATTATTTATAAAATTGTAAAATATTTGGTAAATATAATCCAATATTTTTTACAGTAGATGCTGCAGTTTGTAATGCGTATTTATTAGATTTTATAACACCAACATCTTCTATCTCGCCGTTATCCTTATATACTGTATCAATTGGTCCAATTATTCTCCATTTTAAATCTGCAACTTTCCAAAATACATTTGATCCCAATATATCATATACTTCAACTGATATTTCAAAAACAAATCCATTTACATCATTTGCTTTTTGACAAAAATATCTTCGTATAAACCCAATTTCATAATCATTTGGAGTTGGTGATGGGACTATTGTTTGTGGTATTTGTATTGTGAATAATCCCAAATTGTTTGCTATATCCTTATACATTATTTGTTCTTTTTATTTATTCTAAATCCTGCTTCTAGTGTGGTTGTCCAACCTTCGTTTGATATATTATGCTTTGTGTTTGTTATTTGAAACACTCCTATTTGATTATATATTTCCGGAACACCAACTATGTTAAAATATTCTCCACAACTAAATCCACTTATACCATCAATTGCGATGGTTACATCTATTGGAGTTAAGGTATTACCACTCGCTTCTTCGTTTATTTTCAATTTATTTACTATCAATTCTCTATCAGTAAATACTAATGTTTTAATACCGGATGGTAGTATGAACTTAATAGATTTATCTTCAATTATTTCAGTAAAATCTACGGCTTCGTTTTCTTCTGCTTTTGTATCCGTATTAGATTGTATCTGGCTAGTATCAACCGCTTCTTGCAATGTTTTTTTAATAGCTTCTAAGTCAATCATATTTATAGAATAAAATCCATCCGCATTTGAAAACATTGAGTAATCAACACTTTGATAAACATCTGCCGATAATTGTATTTCCTTTCCTTCGGTTTTAGCTCCTGTTTTAGCATAATTTGATAAAAACCTCTGTGAGTTGAATACCGTTCTACCTGCAACCAAATTACTCATTTCAAAATTAAAAGTAAAATCTTTAACATTTGAGTTTATAGTAGTAGGTTTAAATTTATATAAGTTTTCCTCTGTAATTTGTATTGTATTTGTTGATTTGAAATCTATTACAGTCGCAGTACTTCTTTCTGCTTGTGGGGCATATATCAATCTAAAAAGTCCATATGAGTTTGAATTCACAACTGATAGTATTCCATTTAAAAAATCTGCTCTCGTATATGATTTTCTCCATATTTCAACTAATACTTTATACTTTATAAAAATATTTAAAGCATTTCCACACCTTTCATCGCCATTGGTTGGATTTATTATTATTGAAGTACCGTTTTCTACTGCAAGTTTAACTACTTTTGATTCTATTACTGAATACCCATTTATAGTACCATCATCGGTTATATTTGATATTTCAATATTATCTTGTGGTTTAGCATCTACTGCGGTTGATGGTTTGATTTTTGCAACAAACTTTGGAAGTGTTTTGTTTGGAAATAAAACATCTTCGGATGATGATATTATATCTTTATGAATTCGTATTGGAATAATTTCAGTATCAACATCATCTATTTTATATTTTGGCATTGTAAACTCAAATGTATTTTTATCAATATTACCATCTATTATAGAATAATTCATTAACTCTTTCAATATGAACCTTAATGAAACATATTGATCGGAATTTGCAGTTTCATCTTTTTTTGTAATATTTAATTTATTCCAATTAAAAAAATCATGCTCCCATTTAGTTTTATCAAGTTTTAAAACCGATTTATCCAATTTTAAATCTGCAGAAAGTTGTGAAACCCATTGTTCAAAAGTAGTTGCCTTTTCTTTTGATTTTGATGCAATACTAGATTTATCATTTGATATGTTTGTAGGTATAGCAAGTGTCATCTGATTTCCTTGAGAAATTTCCAATGATACGGTATATGTGCCATCTTTATCTATTGCAAAATTATAATCTGTAATCTTTCCTGCAACTAAATCATATGTACCCTTTGCTCTTTCAATTTTTGATAGATAATCTTTTAAAGATTTAGTATTTACCCTATAATAATCGGAAAAAGTTTGAACAAATGTGTTATAATCCGTCTTATCTATCAATGCTTCCGATGATTTTGTAAATGATTTTAATTCATTTTTTCCGGATTGTTCGTATTTTTTTCTATCCAATGTATTATCACCATATTCCAATAATACATTCATACCTGGTTTACAAAAAAACAATTCAAACATTTCAAACTGTTTAAGTGTAAAACACCTAACACTAACTGTTGCAGTTTTTAAAGTATTATTAGCACCATCAGTATCAATATCAACGGATTCTATAATAGGAGTTGATGTCCTTCTATTAGTTTCACCTTCAACCTTTATGGGTTTTCCGTTAAAATCAATACCAACTATTGTTTCATTTTGTTGGTAGTTTAATCCCACATCTATATTATTTTTTATAATACACCCATAGTATTCGGTTGTGCCCGAAGTACCTCCTATTATTTTTTTTAAAGTTTCTACTTTTTTTTCCGCATTTTCTGATTGTTGTGAAGCTTTTACTACTTTTGCGCCGGAAGTAAGTATTATCCACGGCATTTTAAGAGCAGTATCGGTTGGGTGTTGCTCTCTTTCTTCAAGAACCGATTTCATCCAACCTTTAATTGGTGCTAAATACGGAAATGCCATAACTTATCTGTTTATTTTTTGTAAATCGTTTAATATTGTATTAGTATCAGATGGTATTCGCAATTGAATACCTGCTTCAACATAAAATGTAGCATCATTTATATTATTTGCAGTTGCAATTACCCACCAAAGAGTTGTATCACCATAGTATTTATTTGCCAATAAGTCTAATCTATCACCCTGCTCTGAAATAATATATAAATCATTGTTGTTTGGTTTTATTTTAGGATATATGGTTGATTCCAAATAGTTTTGTTTGGTTTCTTTAACTTTTAATATCTCATTATATATGTATCTACTTGCCATTATCTATATATTAAATTGGATTACCATCTGTCGTTTCTATATTATTTAAACCATATCCGTACCCATCGAAATTGTATCTATATCTAGTTACCGTATCTTTTACTTCCGTAGTATGATTTTCTATAATTTTCATACCAAATGATACATTTATTAGACTAGGATACAACATGGCTTTATTTGGATATATAGTATCATCCACATTTTCTTCCATATTAGGATTTACATTTGACCATGATGCAGTTTCTTCTATATTGAATGATAAACTTTCAACATACCCTAACACATCCTTATATAATCCACTAATTCCCATATATACCAAATTTGGTGAAAATGCTAAAGTTGTTTCAGTGTTTGAATATTTAATAGTAGATACTTCATCGTATGGAAATGCCAATGATTTTAAATAATTTATTTTTTTAATCATAACATCTCTTTCCGTAATTGTTGTATAGTATAATTTCAAATCAAATTTTATACTTCTTTCTACCCCACCATATCTATAAATATTAAACGGTGAACCTATGTATTTAAAAGCACTCCATTCAGGTGTAATATCTTCGGATATACCCGATATAGTTCCAACAAACGGTACAATTTCATTTTTTCCATACTTTTTAAAAGTCACATACACATTTCCCGCATCTTTATTAGCCGAAATTGAATTTAGGTATGATTGATTATCAACAAAATATGATTTATTTAAAATATTGGTATTTACCGCATCCCACGTTGGCTTTGTACCTCTTTCTACTATTTCAGTTTGTTTCTGCCACTTTGAATTTCCTGCCGTTTCACTATCCGTTTCGGTATATTTTGGATAAAACTTACTAAACGGTTTTATTTCATCAAGTGGTTTCTCACCTAATTTTGTTTTTTGAAAAGTAGTTCCGTATTTATCAGAACTTTTTGCTTTATTTATTAAATTATTTTTATAATTGTTTAAATCCTTTAATCCCTTTTTACTACCAAATTTGTTTATCGCACTAATTGCCAAATTCGCTCCCACACCGCTTGTATTGGATGCTCCCTGTTTTATTTTCGTAATGATCGATGATGGTGATGGGGTATCTTTTATAAAATAGTTTGTATCAGCTTCAATTACAGTTTGCAATCCTGCTCTAGTTTTATCTAACGAAATCGGTTTTGAAAATGGAGTATTATTACTAAATATAGTATCCGATGGTCTATTTGCAGAACCTTTAAGAACTCCACTTACCTGATTACCTATTAGGTCTGCTATTGTATTTGGTGATGATAGTAGTAATGCTGCACCTCTAGGTGGGTTAATCAATCCCCTACTATTTATACGGATATTATCAACTTTTCCGTAAATATCTGATTGATTGGTTTTGAATAAATCTAAAATTGTCGCCATTTATAGTTAGTATATTTACTATAAATATCTTTTATTAAAATTTATGTAATACTCTACCCCTCAGTTTTAGTAGTTGAGATATTTGGGTTGACCAAACGTGTATTTTCACTATATTTGTTATATGAATATGCTACCTTTTTGCCATCTATTTTTACCGAAACATCTCTACTACCTTGATAGGTTGCAACGGTTAAAGCCTCAATAGTTTTAGTTAGATTCATTATCGCTTTTGTATTTGTATTAAGAGTTGTAAGTTCTTTGGTTGTTGCGGCAGTGTTAATCATTGTTCGATTTGTTCTATCTACAACTCTTTCCAAATTACCACTCATATAAGTAAGTTTATCTTGCAAAAACTTTTCAGAATTGGCTATTGTAGTTGCAACTGATTTATTACCAGGAGTTGTTGCCGCAACTTGAGAGGCGGATGGTACTCCGTTTTTTGCGTCAGCCTCTGCTTTTATAGTATCCGAATCTTTTCCAAGTAATCCAAAACTCAATCCACTTAATATACTACTACCTGCGTTTAAAATTTTATCACCGGTAGCTGCACTCTTATCTGCGTTAAATCCCTGAAATCCATCATAAATTGCCATACCAATTGCTAGTGGTGCAGCTACTTTACCTAATAATTTACCACCAAATTTTGCAAATTTTCCAACCTTACCCATCATACCCACACCTTTACTTCCGGCTTTTACCACATCATCTGCTACACTCGCAGGTGGTAACTTATTAGGTAAATATTGACCATTCGGCCCTCTTAGTTTACCAGTAGGACTAGTCGATGGAGTCATACCCGCGCCTCCTTTTGAAAATGGATTTGAAATTTTACCCTGAAATAGTTTTCCAACTCCAGCAAATAATCCACCACCTAACAAACCAAACAACATAGTAGATAAACCTACCATTGCATCTTTTAATCCCCCTTGTTGTGCCAATTCAACATTTAACTTATTTAATCCGCCGGTATTATCAATTATGGCTTTTTGTTTTGCTATTTCAAATTGTTTATCAATTTCAGCTAATTGTATTGCAGTATCTGATGATATGGATGCATTTTCTGCATTTAATGTTGCTTGAGCCGCTTGCGTTGTTGTTAAAAATTGTTGATTTCCTCCACCCGCCGTTCCCGCTGCCAATCCGCCGCCACCTCTACCGGTTCTTGTTGCTATTTTTTGTAATGAAGTTAAATCCATTCCACCCAATGCAGATTGAAGTTGTTGTTGTTGAAACATATCCATTTCGGCAGGATTTAATCCTTGCGCTTTCAATGACTTCATTGCCCCCTCTGTATCTCCTGATGCGAATTTGGCTCTTACTTCTGAAAGGTCTACATTTTTACCTAACATCGCAGATAAACTCATTTCGGCTTTGATACTATCTTTATAATTCAACACCATACTTTGACCTGCTTTTGCAATTTCATTGAAAGAAACTCCCATTGATTTTGCAAATACAACTTGCCTTGCTAATGCCGAACCTGATTTTATCTGATAACCCAACATTTCTTTGGATGCCCCTGCCATTTCTTCCATCACACCACCCAAATTTACACCGGCTTTATCCGCCATTGCCCTGACACCTTCTTGCAGATTTAATGCGGTTTTTTCACTTACCCCATCCATTCTCATAAATGCATCATTTATACTGGCAATACCTTCCGCAGATTGACCGGTTCTGGCTGCCATAATTGCCATATCTGCTCCAATTTTTGCAGTTGGCATTCTACCGGTTTCATTTGCAGCCGCCTGCATACCACTCGCAATTGTTTCGGAAGATATTCCTGCCATTTCTAATTGAGCCGCACCATATCCAACCGAACCTAATCCTTTACCAAATAATGCCGTTTTTGAGGCAGACCTAAATGATGCAGCAGATTGTTTGATTGATGCTGCAAATTCCGCTGCTGCTCTATCTGCTACAAAATTTCTTCCACCAAATCCACCTCTTTCAATTTCTAAATTTGCAATTGCAATATTTCCAGATATATCTGCTATTTTTGCATCAAAACCGGCAACCAGTCCAATTTTATCACCAACTAAACCGTAATTGTAAGCCAATGCTCCAGCGGCTGCTCCTAATGCGAATAATGTAGTTATTAATCCTTTTCCACCACTTGTTGCACTTTTTATTACATCGGTTAATTCCCGCATACCTTGCACACCCGATCCACCTATTTGATCTAATGTAGTATTTACTCCATTTAATATTTTTTGACTTCGTTTGGCAGCTTCTGCAAAGGATTCCATTTCCTTTCCCATATTTTCTAATATAGGAATGATTGCTTTAGCGGATTTACCTGATTTTGAAATTGATTTTACAAAATCATCATAAGACTCTTTGCCTTTTATAATTAATTCGTTATATTCGGATTGAGTTATATTTCCTTTCTTTTGCTCAATTCTTGCTTTAGAAATCGCTACCTGATATTGTTTGTATTCTGCTACCGATTCTGTGATAGCATCTTTTTGAGATTTTGATAAATCTGTATTGGATTGTAATATCTTTCCTAAACTGGTAATCGTACCTTTGGTAGACTCCATTTTTTTTTCAATTTCCTTTAAAATTGAATCCTGTTTGGCAAAGCTATTTGTTATACTGGAAATCGAACGTTCATACGAACCCAGATCGGTAAATGTTTTTTTCTTTTCAGAATCAGAAAATGATTTGGATTTAGCCATAATACGCTATGTAATATTAATAGTATTTATTTAATAAATCATCAATTTCCTTTGTGTCCAAATTATGAACTTTTAATGCACGTTTGGTTGCAAGTAAAGTGTTTTCCATGTCAGAATTCCATTTTGACCAAACTTTTCCCAATTCTGCATTTTTTTTCCCTAAATTATCAATAAATTCATCTTCTTTGTGGTTTTCTTTTGCTTTGAAAAACATAGAAAACATTTTATTTAGTAATCCTACTTCTACTATTAATTTCTTTGACATAATATAATATTATAATACTATTATAAGTATTATCTTCTTTTAGTTTTAGAAGAATTATTTGATTTTACCTTTTCTATGGTTTCGTTCTCTTCCGTTTTTGCCTTCAATAGTTCTCTCCAATAAAACTCTCTTAATTTAGTTGGCATAAAATATACATCATTCCAAGTAAACCCACCGTTTGAGTGGTATATCATTTGAAATATTTTTTGATGTAAAACTACTGTGTAATTACTCGGTAGGATAAAAAAAGTCTACCCCAAAAGGTATACGAAGAGCCTCCGTTTCTCCGGTGAATGGTGATTCATATTCAAATTTTAAATCTAAATCAGGAGTTAATGTTGAAATATGCTTACGCAATGCTTTAGAATCTCCAGCTAACAATCGGTTTGATACAAAATTACTTATATGTCCAAAATCTCTATTACCATCAACTTCAACTATAATCCTACGGTATCGGGTTGTTATCTCATTACTCTGTTTTAAAGTCTTTTCACTTGCCTCAATATCTTTATTAATAGCAATTTCATCACCATGCGTTAATAACTTAAATTTAATTGATGCTTTTGATTTAGGTAGAATGTAATCGTATTCATTTTTTCTATTTAACTGTGATTCGTCAATCTCTTTTATTTGTATTTTAGAAAGGTCTACCGTTACTTCAACAGGTGTACCCTCACTTGGGTCACTCACTGTTACTTGGTACTCTGGACCAAATGCTAACATCCTAGATGTAACCAATATTGCGTTCTTATCTCCAATTAACAAATCATTTATATTAACACCGGATTCTACTACAACCGATTCCAATAATTTATCCAAATGAATACCTTTTCTGATTAAGTTAGTCGAAGTTAGTATATCTTCTTCTTTGGCTGTCATCAATTTTATTGTAATTTCACCTTTTGAAAGTGGTGAGTTTTCTGGATAACACAACCCCTTTGATGGTAAACTGATAACTTCGGTTGGGAATGGGTAATTTTTTTGTGAATGAGTGGTATTTGTATTCAATCCTCTCGTAACTTGTTGTTCTATGTTTTCTTCCATAATATAATAACTAATAATTTATATATAAATATATACTTTTCAAAAAATAAAAAAAGGGATAACATTTCTGCATCCCTTCTATTGTAATGTATAATTTAACTATTAGTATTCTAAAATTGCGAAATCATAAGTTAAAGTTAATGAAATTGATAACGGGTCGTTTGAAGCCCAATCTAATTCACCAAAGTTTGCTTGTGAGATAAACGCTCCTTTTAATGTCCACTGCTCAACCTTATCACCTACCGGTCCTAATAAGTAAAATGTAATATCTTTCTTATAGAACGCAGCGTATCCATCTCTGCCTGTTAATGATTCGTGTGATGTTCTAATCCACTCCATTACTTGTTGTGCTCCAGATGGAACGATTGGGTCATATAATGTAATTTCTACATCATCCCAATTGGATTTACCTTTAATCTTCCTTCTTACGTTGATGTGGTCTAACTCAACGATTTCAGATGTGAAAGTCGGTCTGTTAGCAGTTTTTACCAAATATGATTCTATACCATCAATTTCCATTATGAACCTGTTTCCTAATTTTGGTTCAAAATTGGTATAGAACATTTTATCAAACTCTAATACTTCTGCCATTTTATTTTTTTATTTAATTGTTTCTTACTATAAGTATATTATTTTATTTTTTATGATCCAAAACTTGCACCAGTCGGTAAGATGTTAAAATCAATTTGAATAAATTCTGCCGTTTTAGTTGGTTGTAAGTAAATAGCTCCTCTTAGGATATTTCTATCAATTACATCCGGTGTATTATTGGATTCATCCATTACTACTCTAAATGCGTACAAACCTTGTCTTTGTTGGATTGATTCCAAATAAGGATTTACGATATTTAAGAACCTATTTCTAGTTGTAGATGTATTTTGTTCAAATACTAAATATCTAGAAGTAGATGCGATATACTTTCTAACAGTTAATAATAATCTTCTTACGTTGATTCTATCTAATGCAGATGGCTTATCTTGTAAGGTTTTCTGTCCAAATACTACAATTCCTTGTCCAGGGAACTGAACGATTGGGTTTACCTTTCCTTCATATAATGTATCCTTTTCAGATTGAGTTAATCTATTCAATACACTAACTGCTCCTACTAATCCACCTCTATTCAAACCTGCTGGTGCGAACCATTCTGCTGCTACTCTATCGTTTGCCGCAAATACTCCAGGTAGTAATACTGATGGTGGTACTGATATTAACTTATTAGTGTTTAAATCTATTGTTTTAATCCAAGGGTAGTAAGTTGCAGCCATATTTGAATCAACTGCCCCTGCTTGGGTTACAACTTGCGATACGGAATCATTTTGTGATGTTGTATCCATTATATAGAAACAATCATCTCTCTGCTCAACTAAATCCAATATATCTGTTGCAACTGATGAGTGTAATCTTCTAATAACACCGGGTGCTACTATCATATTAATATCAAACTCGTCAGAATTAGATAATGCGGAAATTAGTTTGTTATATGCTACCGAACCACTTGAGGTTGAATTTGTCAAATCAAAACCTTGTGAGTTTCCTGCGTTAATATCAGCACCTTTATTGATTGGAGTTGCTGGTGAGTTACCATCAAATCCATTTTGGAATGCTACAACGAATTGTGCGGAAGTTGAACCTACTGATAATGAACCACCATTTGATGCATCTAATCCAAATACTGAATTAGAACCTACACCTGCTCCGGTTGGAATTGGTTTTAAGTAGATTATGTTATCAGTATTGTTATCTAAATCAATACCACCATATTGTGTTGCTGATGCACTTACAAATGATACAGATGGAATCGCAGAACCAATTAATGCTGATGCTGATATTGGTAAAGAGTATGCGGTGTGTCCGAATGGTACTGCTTGTACAGGAGCCGATTCGTTTAAGTTGGCAACTCTAACATATTTTGAATTATTAACCCAATCACCTGTTTCAGTTATTTTACCATCTAAATCAATTGATAATTTTCTATCACCAATTACTCTACTAATATAGTTTGGAGAATTAGGGTCTAAATTTACATTTGACCAAGTTTCTAATACATTCTTTTTCTTATTTGTATCAGCAAAATCTCTAACAACTAATGTGAATGTACCATAATCAGTACCATTTACACTACCCGCTGCTTTAATATTTGTAATACCAATTTTAATTTTAGTATTAGCAGTATTACCAACACCCAATGTTTCAAATTGGAAAAGGTCATATCTTTCACCGGAAATAGTTTGAGATTTAATCATTGGAGTTAATGCCTCTTGTGCATCATCTGTAAAATCCTGTGAGTTTAATACAGTTACCGAAGATGAACAACTTGCATCAAATGTTATAGATGAATTTTTAAAAAACCCATAAACATATGCGGTTTTTGAACCTAATGCCGATGTTCCAAATACTGCTTCAATATCGTTTGTATCAGACGGGTCTAAAGATGCCGATAATGATAAACTACCACTATTTGTTAATAATTTAAAATCACCTGCTCCGGTTTGAGAACCACTAACTTGTGCTCCGAATAAACCTGCATTTGAGTTTGTAGATGTATTGAAAAGAATACCCAAAGATGCTGATACTGAACCTGAAGTTGCTGTTAATAATAAAGGAGCGGTTTCGGTGTAACCACCAATACCAGCTACTCTACAAATAGTTGCAGTACCTGCTTCTCTTAAATAATTTTGTACCGCTAATGGGGTATAATATGTTCCATCAACTGCCCCAAAAAGATTTTCAAATTCACTTTGAGTATTAACAATTGTAGGAACTACTGGCCCTTCTTTAAAAGGACCTATAAACGCTGCACCTATTTCAGCTACCCCTTGTTGTAAGAATGAAAGGTCATTTTCTTTTGTAAAAACACCAGGTGATACGATTTTTTCTGCCATTGTATTATTATTGTTTAATTTTTATTATCTCCATATAAATATAAACTTTTATTCCAAAACAACATTTTTATTACTTATATGTTGGTGAGAAATAATCATATACTTGCCCTACTAATGCGGCTGTTTGTAATGTGTTGTAGAATAATACTGCCCCAATCTGTCCATTCCAAAACGTTGTTCTTGCACTATTACTACCTATTGTTACATAGTTAGTAGATGATGGTGCAGTGAATGCATTTGCGGTAAATGTTCCTACTGATGTTTTATCTACATAAACCGTTACAGTTCCAGATGGTTGGAAAGTTGCTGAAATCATATACCAAACGTTTGATGGTAATGAAGTTGTTAATTGTGCACTATTACCCAATGTACTACCATAGAATTTTACTCTATTTAAAGTAGAACTATCGGATGATTCAATTGCTATACCATAAAACCCACCATAGTCAAAAATGTGTCTTGTAGTTGTACCTAATGTTGTTGTAGGTCTAATCCATAAATGAATTGTACCGGTGTTAGTATTAAATTGAGCTATACCACCATTGATATTAGATGCAGTATCTTTATAGAATAAATCACCACCATCAAAAGAATAATATCTTTCTTTTCTACTTGCACCATTATTGTATGATGGATTTGAACTTGCTAATGATAGAGGTGCCTGTGCTCCAGGTCTAACACCCGTACCATAACCACTCATATCCAATACATCCACCGATGGTGTTCCCGTTGATGGTAGTGTTAATGATGCAAATGATGCAGTTTTAGCAGGTTCTAAATACATTCTTAATCCAGAAGATGGAATATAAGGTTGGGTTGCTGTTCCCTTATTATGTGATATTGTACCATTTGCCAAATACACATCGGCATTTTCTACATTTATAGTTACAATTTCAATATCATCAATTACCTGTGCTATATCATATACTTCAATTTCTTCTACTCCACCTTCTTCGGTAAATTTAACAATTAAATCACCAGGAAATATATTTTCTACATTTTTGAAATGATATTTTTGAATTTCATTATCAAATACCCAAAGTGGGTGTGTTCCGGTTGATTGAATCAACCCATCATTTATGTTGTAATATCCACTTGCAAAGTTAAATACTAAATTTTCAACTACTACTTCGGTATAAGAACCTGAATTACTTTCTAATTGATAAAATCTCCAATCTACATTTTCAGAATCTAATGGTTGTGATTCATCGGGTAATCCGGCTGGCACCCATGCTTTAATTACATCTCCAACATTTAAATCTTCAACATTGATATCACTACCATTTGATAATTTTACTTTTGTACCAAATAATAAACAAAAATCAGGTTGGTTTATTGTATTATAAACATCTACTGCGTATAAAGTCTTTGTAGTTAATATACCATAATTTGTTGCATTCAAATTATATCCATCTGCATATTGCATTGATAATACTGAACTAGCTTCCGAATAGTTTGCAGCTGCAACTGCCGCAGGTGTTAATGGAATTATGGTTGGTCCTGTTCCAAACGTTCTAGTTCCTGCCGTAAAGTTTGCATTACCAAATGAACAAGTATAATTGTTTGTAACTTGTTGGACTTTAGAATAAAAAAGTGAACCAGTTGTTGTAAATGAAAATTGTGCGTTTTCAGCAGTACTTTCAACTATATATGTAAATGTTGGAACTGTTACAGTAATGGCATCTGTTGCGAATGATGTAAATGCACTATTTGCAGCATTACCACCCAATCCACCGATTGAAACTGCTTGACTTGTTCTTACCGAACCACTTACTGCTCTGTATAAATTTCCTAAAGATAAATTAGTTCTTGCCATTATTTATGTGTTATTCTTCGTTATAAATATCTAAAAGTTTTCCTTTCCATTCATCTTTGTTTGAAAAGTTTTTAATCATCCAATCTTTTAGTTTTTGAAATTCCTTTTTACGGGTTTCATAATCATCGTTACAAATCGTTTCGTAGGTCTCTCTAAACGATACCGCATCACTCGCTTTGTATTTGTAATCAAGTGGTACGTGCCATTTTTCATGTAGTATTGGAAGTTTTCCCCAATCCACTGCTTCAAAAATTCCATATCCGAATGGTTCATATTCAAAACAAGAATGAGAGATTCCCCAATCAAGTCCATAGAACCTTTCTTTATATTTATAATCAAATTTGTAAACTTTTGTTTTTTCAAATTTGTATCCATATTTCTTTTTATAATATTTGTTGAATGTTTCTGAATTGGTAGAAATAAATCCACCCAATCCATCCATATATTCAACATTCTTTCTACCCTCCACTCTCGCTGCGTATCCTAATTCAGTTGAGTTTGAAAGTTCTTTATTTTGTGTAAATGTATAATTATTTGAAATATGATGTAAATTATCCGTTTTGTATGGAAAATGGTATAACCCTATCCAAATTTTATTTTTAATTTTATCAATCATTTCTGATTCATATTCCCAATTACCATACCAATGCAAGTATTCTTCTTTTTGCATCTGTGCTATTAAAGACACTTTTGTTAAATTGTGAAATACTATTGAATCAATTTTTTCTAAATATTGATGTATTGCGGTTGTTGGTGTGTAATGACCGTGTAGTATATGTATCTTTCTAGCTCCTTCAAATATTTTTAATATTTTATCTTCTGATATTTCCCAAATGTGGTCAATTTCAATTGGAAACTCTTCATAATTATCAGGCTTTTTTCTATGAAATAATAGAAGAGGTTTTACCTTCAATTCAGGCGATACCTCTTCTATCCAGTGTGATACCCACATATCCGCACCACTATTAAACCACGGTCCTCCTGCGGTTGTATAGTAAACATCGTACATATTATAAACCTTTATTTACAGAATTATTTAGATCTATTCTTAATTGCTCTATTTGTAATTGTTGTTCTTTAATACCTTCAATTAGTAATGCAACTAACTTATCGTATTTAACTGCTTTGAATCCACTTTCTCTTGTCTGAACTAATTGTGGAAGAACTGCTTCAATTTCTTGTGCAATTACTCCAACATCATTTCCTTCATATCCGTGCTCAATTTTATTCTCTTCTTTCCAATCGTAAGTATTACCACTAATCTTTCTAATTTTGTCTAATGCGTTTTGGATTGGAACAATATTTTCTTTGAAACGAATATCCGAAGATGAGAACGCAACAATATCATTAGTTGCATCAATTCTGCCTGTGGTAGCTGATGCAGCCATACCAACTCCCAATGAATTGTGCCTAACATCCGATGTAGTTAATAAGTTTTGGTTAATAACAGTACCATATCCAGTTGTTGAACTTAAAGTTATTTGAGCCGAACCCGAAACTACACCGGTTGGTAATAATGGAGTTACTTGTGTAGAACCACTTACTATACCTGCTGGGATAGAAGAGATACTTGCATATGTAATTTGAGAAGAACCTGATACTAATCCACTTCCTCCTAATATTTGAGATGAACCACTTACTATTCCTGCTGGGATAGAAGAGATACTTGCGTATGTAATTTGAGATGAACCACTTACTACACCATTTGTTGCATTCATTGCTCCATTAAATGATGTTGCAGTTGATGCTCCTATTGTTGTAAGTGAACCACTTATTTGAACTGAACCAGTGAACTCATGTGTATCATTTCCAAAGTCACCAAATCGGTTAGAACCACTACTAAATACAACACTTGCAGTTTGATTAACTGTTGTTAAATTAACAACAGTTAAATCCGTAATCGTAGTTCCACTTAATTGTGATGAACCACTAATAATTCCGGCTGGTATAGAAGATATATTTGCGTATGTAATTTGAGAAGAACCCGAAACTACACCATCTGTATTCATTTTAGTTTTAATCGTTGTATCAATTGAACTTGTAAATGAATTTAAATTTGTTACGGATACATTAGCTGAACCGGTTGCTGCTTCCAATGCAGTTAATGTTGTTAAATTAAGTTCTTTTACAACAGTTGTTCCTGCTACAAATTTAATTGAACCGGTTGAAATATAAAGGTCTTTCCAAATTTTAGTTGCAGACCCTAAATCAAATGCGTTTGTAGTTTGTGGAATAAGTGAAGAACTTAAAGATGCTATAACATTTACAGTATCAGCAGATGCATCACCAATTGTGATAGCCCCACCTAATGTTAAATTTCCTGCAATGTTTGCGTTTCCGGTAATATCCAATCCTGAACCAGATATTGCTCCAAAGTTTCCGGTACTTCCTGTACCTCCTGCGGATAATACGATATCACCACTCGTTCCACCAATTAGTAGAGTTCCTAATGTAGTATTTACATATGGTTCTCCAAATGCTAACGAACCTGATTGTTGTGCGGTTGTCCCACGTCTAAATTTAAGTGCCATCTAGTTTACCTTTTTTTTAGTACGTTAATAAAATTATTATTGTATGTTTATAAATATCTATTTATTTTCCAATCTGTCAATTTTTGCTGATAATTCTTTAATTGCTTCTACTAATAATGGAATAATTTTTTCGTATTGAACTGCTTTATACCCATTATCTCTATTTGTTACAATTTGTGGTAATACCGCTTCAATTTCTTGTGCAATTACTCCAATATCATTTCCTTTGTGAGAATGTATTTCATCAAATCCCGCTTTCCAATTATATGTGTTACCACTAATTGATTTAACTTTTTCTAATGCGTGTAGGATTGGGTGTATATTTTCTTTTAAACGGATATCGGATGAGTAAAATGCTGTGATATCTGCGGTTGCTCTAATTTCACCTGCTACTGTTGATGCTGCCGTTCCAACTCCAATTGAATTAAATTGATAATCACCAGATGAACCACTATGAACAGTAGAACCACCTAATACTTGAATTGAACCACTAACTACTCCCGTAGGTAGCAATGGAACTATTTGAGATGAACCACTAACTACTCCCGTAGGTAGCAATGGAACTATTTGAAATGAACTACTAATTACTCCCGTTGGTAATAAATCTATTACTTGTTGTGAACCACTTACAATTCCTCTACCTTTTGTTTCGTAAGATGAAGTTGCTGCTTCTATATTATTTAATCTACCATTTGTCGAAGATGTAAATGCATTTAATCCTAATAATACATCATCTAAATTACCTGGGTCTAAAATTGATATTCTATAATCAAAACTTTCACTAACTGCATCATATGAATTTGAAAATTCGGTAAATGTAGATGATGAAAAGAAGTTAATCGATGCACTAAATTGATTTAAACTCGCCGTAGTTTGATTTACACTTGCAGTATAATTACCTAATGTTGTAAATCTTTCATCAATTGTACCACTCCATGCATTTGCAGATGAAGTGTATAGATTTAAATTTACACTTGAACTTTCTAATTCGGTTATTCTTTCATTTGATTGTGTTACAAACGCACCAATTGCAATTCCATCAATAGTTCCTGCAACATTTATTGAACCGGAAAAATTAAAGTTTGGAAAAGATAAAGTTCTTATTATTTCTGTTATATTTGTTCTACGAACTGCTTTTACATAACCAACAGATGTACGATTATCAGGAACACTATACATTATACTATTTCCATAACTATAACCTGTATACAGTTGGTCATCGGTTTTATCATCACCTGCATAATAAGTTTTTGATGCGTTTGAATCTGCGGTTGATGACCAATATCTAAAATATCTCACGCCTGCTAAACTTGCTCCCATCAAATTTGTATTACTTGCCATTACTGCTAATTCTCTAGTAGATGGTAAATACCAATCAGTATAACCACTTCCACTAAAATCACTACATAGTTTTGCAGGGTTTTGTTGTCCTCCCGTAGATGCAGTAATTGCATTTGTATTTGCAATACCACCACCAAGTACACTACTATTAGCACCAGCTACTCTTGTAAAATTAGAAGAATCAACCTCACCAATATCATCTTTATTTACTATATAAGAAAATCCATTTACAGTATCTACATAATAAACTATACCGCCTTGTAAATAATCGCCAACCTGTACGGGAACAACATCGGTTGTACCAAATATGGGGTTGTTATTCATATAAACGGTACTAGAAGATAAATAAACATCCCCAAATCCATTTGTTGCTGAACCTAAATCATATACAAAGTTACCACTTGGAATTAAAGAACCGGTTAAATATAGATTACCATTTATTGATTGACCTCCGTTAAATGAGTTTGAACCCGTTGTTGCGAATACATTATAATTTAGTATTTGTGCAGATGATGAAACTACTGAATCACCATCAATCATTAAATATCTTAAATCTAATGAACTTGTTACTTGTTGAGAACCACTAACTACGCCCGTTGGTAATAATGGTGTTATTTGTGCAGATGATGAAACTACTGAATCACCTCCTGCTAAAAGTATTTTTGATTCGTTTCCTAATGTTCCACCTTTCCAATAATCTAATGTTGAATCCCATAATAGAGAACCACTAATAATAGAAGCACCAGTAGGGTCTTTTACTACCAATCCACCATTTGCAATACCTGTACCATTCAGTTCAATAATATTATCACCTAATTGAATTGTTGTTGAATCAATTGTGGTTTGCGTTCCTTGAACTACCAAATTTCCTTTAATAGTAGTAGTAGATGAACCACCAGAACCACTGACAGTTATTGCATCTTTTAAAGATGATGAATACCCATTTAATTCCGCTATTGATATAGTATTTGCCGAAGCAGTTAAAATCAATGAACCGGTTATAGTTGCTAATGCGGTATTTTGTGTTAATTGAGAGCCACTAAATAAGTTTAATTCCGCTATTGATATAGTATTTGCCGAAGCAGTTAAAATCAATGAACCGGTTATAGTTGCTAATGCAGTATTTTGTGTTAATTGAGAGCCACTAAATGCGTTTAAATTTGTTATTGATATCGTATTTGCAGATGCAGTTAAAATCAAAGAACCAGATATAGTTGCTAATGCGGTATTTTGTGTTAATTGAGAACTACTAAATGCGTTTAAAGGATCTAATATTGATATAAGTTGAGATGAACCCGATATTACACCATTTGTTGCTGCTATTGCCCCTGATATAGATGTTGCATATACATTTCTCCAAACAGATGTAGTAGATCCGATATCATATGTATTTGTTGTTCCTGCACTTAAATTTGATGTAAATACTCCTAATGCAGAAATATTGTCCGATGAATTATTACCTAAAAATAAGTTTCCAGATATTGCAACATCACCACTAAAATATGCGTTTGATGCAGTTATATCTCCACCCAATCGTAATGAACCCGAATTTGGTTGATCTAATCTAGCTAATGTTACAGGATTTCCATCTCCAACTGAAACTTGTAAAGAGCCCGAACTCTTATGTAAATACAGTTCACCATCGGATATGGATGTATTAATTGATCCTGAACCTCTTCTAATTTGAAATATAGCTGCCATTTAATTCTGTTATGTTTGTTATAAATATAATCAAATATCTTTTTTCTTATTCTATTGGATATAATTCGTTTACCACTTCTACAATATTCCAAAATGGTAATCCTTTCATTTGTTCTACCAATTCTAATAGATTTTCATTTTGCATAACAACAACACCATCGTAAATATAATATTGTTCACCACCATTCCACATTTCATTACCATCAAAATCTTCAATAACTCTTTTATATTGTGTGTTGTTTAACTTAATTATTTTAAGTTTCATTTCTTTTAATCTTATTTCCATAATATTATAAATCTGTAAATGATAAAAATGCTGCTCCATAATTGTGATAATCACCGGCCGAACCTGCCCAATACGGACCGTCGGCATACCCACTACCAGCAAAATAATTACCATCCCAACACCCCCCATACCACCAAGGTTGATTATTATACGATGTTGAACAGTTGGCAACATAAACATCCTGGTCATTGTCATATGTTGTTAAATTATAAGCATTTACGGCATGATATGTATACCAACCAGGATTATCTGCTCCAACATTAACTGTTATATCTCTTGGGTGAATAAATGCATATGTAGATGTAAATCCATTAAATTTCCATCTTGCTCTTTTTGTATGACTTCCCGATATACTTACATTTGAAGTTGATACATATTGACAAATGGTATTACCCAAATGTTTCCAATAAGGTAAACCAACCCATAAATTAAATCCCAAAGATGAATTATATGTTCCGGTAGTATTGATTTGTGCCGCAGTTGCTGATGCGTATGTTAATCCACTTAATCCATTTGTATTAATTCTATTGGCAACAATCATAACCCACACTCTCTGATTATCAAATGTAAAATCACAATAAAATTGATTTGCACCTAAACCACCCGGATTTAACCAATACATACCATTTGTATTTATTCCACATTTATTTCTTAACCAATTTGCAGAAGGTGCGGCTTTTGCAGAAGTAGAACCATCCAATGTAAATGGATTTGATGATACTCCAGTTGGACCAAATGATTTTGAATCGATTGTACTATCTTGTATATAAATTGCCATATTATCTATATAATGTTACTCCTAATAATCCAAAAATGTTTGAATAGTAGTTGTATACTTGATTAATTTTATCAGTGCTCAAATCCGTTCCATAAACCATACATGCATGTAAATAACCGGCCTGTACCGTTCCTGAATATCCACTACCTACTCTTATTGCACCACTTCTTACTAAATTAGCATCAACTCTATTTGTATATCCAGATGTCCAAACACCGTTGTTATAATAAAATCCAGTATTAGTAGATACATTTCCATTGATTGCAATCATATTCCATGCACTTGTTGTGTATGATTTGGAATTGCCGTAATCATAATCAGGGTATCCCCTATACCAACTCATTGTATTAGCAACTTCCATTGTACATGCTAATTCTTGTTGATATGATGCGTAAGATGTTCCTGCTTTTTCAAATATTGTTCTTCTTTCTACAAATCCTTCGTGATAATAAATCATTATTAAAGTATATGCACCTCTCATATCAACTTTATTTGCATTAGGTACAGAAGATTCAAAATATCCAGAATCATTAAAATCCACACATGGTATGCCACTTAAAGATGTTTTTGGTGGCGCTGTATTAACAACTGGAAATGGTATTCCCTGTGCCGAATCATACCAAGTTCCACCATTATAATTTGTTGCATTTAGATTTAACAATAGTGTATCATCCGGAAGATGAAACTTATTTAGAGTTTCTCCCGAAGAATTAAAGTTTGTACTTTGTAATGTTTTATCTCCTAAATATATTGCCATTATATACCAAATCTGCTTTTTTCTGCTGTGAAATTTTGAAATACTTCATCACCTGATAGAGCTCTATTATAAATTCTAACAACTGCGATGCCTCCACTAAATTGTCTGTCCACACTTTCTCTTCCTATATTTATATTTTGTCCAGGAGTTGCATCACCTTGTGAAGCTCCGTTACCGGAGTTCACTCCATTTACATATTGAAATACTCTACCACTTTGATAATCCCAAGCAGAACACCAATGATGCCATGCACCTCTAGCAGACGGACCTACTGTTTCGTGATATCCTTCGGTTGGGTGTGAATACCAATATGTTGATAAGTATCTATTATCTTTATTCCAACTCATATATTGCCCATTACTGCCATTTACCACTATTACCGTACCTCTATCACCGGCAGTTAATTCGGATGCTCCGGGATATAACCAAACTTCAAATGTTGCAGATTTTGTTCCGAATGTTGCCGATACCCCTGCTTTATACGCATATTTACCATCAGCATTAAAATTCATTGCAGTTCTACCTCCAACCGTTGCAGTTGTTAAACTTCCTAATAAATCTAAATCGCTCCCACTACCAACCATATTATACCAAACTGTACCAGAGCCAGGATATGAATAAAAATTTGCAGCATCGTAATATGTAACCAATCCTTCATCTACAATTGCTCTTGTAAATACACCCGATGCGTTTACATCTGTCGAACTTAATGTATTTGTCCCAATTATAATCGGCATATTATTGTATTTCTTCTAATGAAAACTTAAATTTCTTTCCTGTCTTATTATTGATGATATATAGATGTTCTTCACCTTCTTGTATTGTCCAATTTCCAGTTGTACCATCTACATCATTTCCACCAACTTTATCTTCATTACTTAAGTGTAAATCGTTTGTATATAAATTTGCCCAACGAAATGATGCTGAACCTAAATCTTGTGTACCATTAGCTGCCGGGTATAATGTACCTGTTGAATTTAATAATATCAAATTCGTACCAGCTGAACCATTTCTAATACCAAATATACCTGTTCCGGAAGTTCCACCATTTACTAATGCATATTGAACTTGTCCCGCACCTGTGTTGTTTAATGTAACACGTTGGCCTCCAGCACCCCCATCACCGGTAAGTGTTATACTACCAGTAATAAATTGTGAACCGGTAAATTGATTAGAACCCGTAGTTGCCAATCGTGCAATGTTTGTTGTAGACATTACATCTACTTGCGATGAACCCGATACAATACTTCTACCTTTTGTTTCGTAACTTCCCGTAACACTTTCTATTGTTGTCAATCTTGTATTTTGTGCAGTATTGGTTGTATCATTTGAACCCGTATATGTGTTTAATGATGATAATATTCCAACTACTTGTGCTGAAGATGAAACTAATGTTGTTCCGGTTGCAACTAATGTACCGTTTATAACTGTATTTGAACCCAATGTAATCAAAGTACCAGTATCGGTAATATTTGAATCGTTAAGATGTTCTTTTCCAGTTCCCTTTGGTAATTTATTTGTTGTTAAATAAGTTTCGTTTCCTAAATCATCGTATGTTTCTGGTCCTAAAATAAAATGAGATGATGTTACGTTTGTACCATTTCCTCTATGAACAAATATAAACTCATCTTGTACCGAATCATATAAGAATGAACCCGAACCACCTACTGAACCACTATCTATTATAGTTAATCCTGCATATCTTACCGATGGATTTGCCGTATTTAGTTGAACAATATTAGTTCCAATTGATACGGATGATGCCGATATGTATTGAATTGATGAACTACCTTGTACAATTAAGTCATTTGCAATATAAACCGAACCACTAAATGTTTGAGTTCCAAAAAATGTATTAGAACCGGTTGTTGCTAATGTTGGATATTTTTGAGTTTGTGTTACGTCTACTTGAGATGAACCACTTACTATACCACTTCCGGCTAATATCTGTGAAGAACCACTTACTATACCCGATGGAATAGAACTAATATCTACATATGCTATTTGTGATGAACCCGAAACTAATGTAGGTAATGAACTAATTCCACTAAAAGTTATTTGTGAAGAACCACTAACAATTCCACTACCTTTTGTTTCGTAAGATGAAGTTGCAGTATTTTGATTTAAAAAAATAGATGCAATAGATGAACTAAATGTTGTAAGATTTATACCATTGATATTACCTGTACTTTCTAATGAACCACTAACTACTATATTATTTCCAAACACAATCCCCAATCCTCCCGAAGATGTTACCTTATATCCATCTTGTATTTGTAAAGTTCCTCTAACATCGATTAAACCAGTTGTTGGGTCAAATAATAAATTACCACCACCCGATGTTTTTAGTTGAATATCTCCATCTGCAGATTGTAAAATAATACTATCACTTCCTGCTTCTAAAATCTTAATTGATTGTCCTACATCGGTTGTAATTTGTAATTCATTTCCCGTTGAACCTAATACCTTTGTACCATCTATGTAAAGTGAACCAGATGAAACATATATATCTCTCCATTGATAAGTTGCCGAACCTAAATCATATGCATTATCGATTGCTGGTATGATTGAACCACTCAATGTTTGTGTTCCTACAAATGTATTAGAACCTGTTGTTGCTAATACTGATGCGGTTAATTGTGAAGAACCACTTATTGTACCTGTTGGGACTGCACTAATACTGCCACTTATAGTATATCTACTATCATATGATGATGTTAATTGAGATGAACCACTTACAGTTCCCGCTGCTACTGTTGATATAATACCACCCACACCAATTGATGCTACTACATTATTTCCAACTACAAAATCAATACCATCTAATGTAGGTAATATTTGTGTACTACCTGATATATTTGTTAAAAATCCTTTAAAACCAACAGGCGTACCTACTGCAGTTGATTGCGATTGTTCAAAATCTATATAATATTTATCAGATTCTACATTAAAATCACTTATAGATGCCGAACTATTTACATTATAATCCCAACCATCTCTTGGTATATCATCACTTACTACTCCTCTTAATCCACTACCATCTCCGGTAAATGAGCCTGTAAATGAACCACTTGTTGTTCCACCACCTACTTCTGCACCATTCAATAAGAATGAACCCGTAATACTAACTGAACCTGTAAAGTCATGCGTATCGTCTGATGTATTACCAAATCTGGAACTGCCACTTTCAAAAAGGACAGATGAAGAAATTACCGATATATTGAATTGTCTTGCATTAACTGTTCCTAAAACAGTCAAATCGTTTGTAATAGTTTGAGAACCAGTTAATATTAAACTTCCACTTAATAATGCGGAACTACCGGTAATATTTCCACTAATGTCAATATCTCCAGCACCAATAATATCATTTGTTACATATAAATCTCTACTAATATTGGCATCTTGCGTTACTACTAATTCCGAAAATGAACCCGTTTGGGTTAAAGATATTGAACCTGTTGTAGTTGAGTTTGTTACTAGTATTCCTTGTATCGAATCTAGATTGCCGGATCGTTTGATGAATAATTTACCATCATAGGTATTTATTGCTATTTCACCAACGTTTAAAGAGCCGGTATCGGGTACTTTCCCAGGTAGCGATGAACGCTTTAGTATAATGCTTTGAGCCATATGTATGGTCTATATTTAGTTTGAGTTATGTAACAAAAAAAAAGGTACTATATAGTACCTTTATAAATATGTATTTTTTTAATAATCGTAATTAAAATTCGCCCGCATCTGAACCCGATTCCAAAGTTGCTAATCTTGTTGCCACCGAACCACTAAATGCAAGTATATCTCCTATTCCATAAAGTGATGTACTTCCTGTTTGAAAAGTTGCGAATGGGTTATCGTTATATCTAAATTCAACTGCCGTTGAAGTAGTTGCTACTTTGTAAAGAGAACCACTAGCTTGTATGTATCCAATTGTTCCTGCAAATGGGTCAGAGTTGAAATCAAAATCATCTGGTCTCATTGATGCGGTAACTCCTGTCAATTGAGCACCACTACCAATAAATACGGATGCGGAAACGATTGATGCGGATACTGCCCCTGCAATATCAATATCACCATTTCCAACAATATCTCCCGTTACGAATACATCACTACCAACGTTAATGTCGTTTGTAACGGTTAACTCACCAAATGAACCCGTACCTAATATGTTAATTGAACCTACCGTATCCGAACCAGCTACTACAATATCTACAATTGTATCAACAGAGCCGGATTTATGTAAAAATGCCTTACCATCATAAATATTCACACCAATTTCACCTACACGTAATGTAGCTTCGGTTGGTCTGGAGCCAGATGTTTGTGACCTCCTATGTAATATTATCGTTTTGTTGTTATTAGTAGCCATTATGATTGATATGTTTGTTCATTAATAATTTAAAAAAAATCCCCCCTTTTAATGAGGGGGGTTAATATTTAGAATGAACCTCCATCTATTATGTTACTCATTATAAAATCAGTACCATCCCATTGTAGTAAATCCCCATTTATACTACCGGTTGCAACTAAATCCAAATTACCGTTTGTATTTCGGAATGCTATTCTTTTAGAACTACCTGCCCCTGTACCCAAATTAATTGAAGATGTTACTGCCGGTGCGATTAATGCTACCGATGAAGTAAATGCAGTTGTAGAGTGTTGGTATATAAAGTTTGCACCTGCTCCAGCAATTTCAATACCTCCACCATCTGCGGTTGCCGATGAAGTTGAACCACTTGCTAATGTGATTAGTTTATCTTCAACTATTAATGTTGCGGTATTTAATGTTACAGTATTACCTTGTACTACTAAATCACCACCAACTACTACATCGCC